TTCAGTGTTCATCGTTCGGCCCTCGTTGTCAGCGGCATCCATCTGCCGCGTAAGTTTGTTTGCCCATGCTTGTCCAGGGTCGCCGCCCCACAGAGCCCACGCTATACGCCCAGCACTGGGAAAGCCGTCCTCGCCTGGCTGGAACCCTTCGCCCTGCTTGTCCACTTCGTGGCGGGCAAAGAACGACGCCATCCGGCGTGCCGTGTCTGGGCTGATGTTGGTGCCGTTTGATAAGTCCCGCGCACGGGCCACTCCAACTTCACTTCCGCCACGGCTGAACTTGTCACGCCACTCCAGCCCTTGGGCCGCCTCCTTTTGCACGCCATTGGGTGGCGTGAAGTCGATGTTGTCGTACCTAGCCACGCTTGCGGCTCCGACGCTTGGGCTGTGCTTTCTCTTCCGGTGGCGGCTCCGGCAGCGGGTCAATCTGCGTGAGCGTCGAAAACTTGTGGCCCACCTGCGTGTCAGTCTTTTTCCATCCGCCCACGACTTCTTGGTACACGCTGATGAGTGCGGCCGGATCGTCCTCTGTGCCCTCAATATTGAAGTCGCTGCCCGGCACGTTGATCGTGCCATCCCGCACCACGCGGTCAATCTTTCCGCGACCACGCCCGCCCGACGAGTTCCACGACACGAAGTCGCCAACACCCACGGCGTCTGGGGCAGAACGTGAGATTGGGCCGGCGGGCCTAACAGCACCTTCCGGCGGTGTCTCGCCGTTGAGCAGATCATCGGTGTAGGACGCGGGCAGGTTGTCGGCCGGGGCCGGCTCGCCAGCGTTGCCAGCAGCCGCCGACGCAATGCCCTGCATGGTGGTGAGGTTCATCTGCATGTACCGCTGATCGCCTTCTGGGCCAATCGGGTTCATGTTCAGCACTTCGCGGCATTCGTTCACCGAATAGATGCCGGTGGCCAGCATGGTTTGCAACCACGCCCCTTGTGCGGCCAGATCGCCACGCAACAGCCCGCGCGTGTCAAACTCCGCAAAATACACGTCATCCTGCACAACAAGATCGCGCGTGATCGCCGATTCCCAACGGCGAAACCACGGCATCAGCGTCTGCTGCACCAGATCGATGGCCGCCTGCTCTTGGCTGGCGTAGCCGACTTTCGTCTTGTCTTGAACGTACGACGGATCAACGCGGTAGGCCCGGCATATCTCAATCACTTGGTATTGCCGGGTTTCAAGGAATTGGCTGGCCTCGTTGCTGCTTTGCACGTCCTTCCAATGGACTCCCGCCGGCAGGATTGCCGTGCGGTGGGCTCGGTCGGCGCCGCGGTGCAGCCGCTCAAACTGTTCACGCAGCCGCTCGGCGTTCTCAACGGAAATCGGGTTGTCTGATTCCATCAGGCCCGACAGCCGGCAACTGTTGCCAAAGTAGGCGCCGCCGTGAGCCTCAAGGGCTTGGGCCAGTCCGATGGCATCCTTGCTCAGCGTCACGGGCAGCATTCCCATGACGCCATCAGACGACAGCCAGCGCAAGTGAAAAATCTGATCCTGCGTGTACCGTGTCTCGGCTCCATTCTCTTCGCGGTAGTAGTAGCACAGCGTGCCGTCTTCCAGCTGGTGCACCTTCATTCGGCTAGGGTGCAACGGCCACAGCGAATCGACGGCGCCGGCCGGGCCGCTGCGGATCTCGGCAAACGCATTGCCATAGGTCAACGCGTGAGCGGTAAGCATCTCCCGAAACTCAAACGAAGTCTGCCAACCGTTAGGCTGCTGATTCAGCAATCGGTACAGCGGCAGATCGCGAGCGCGCTCTTTGCCGCCTTGCTGCAGCCGGCGGTAAACGTGCAACGGAATTGCCGCCACGTTTTCTGCAATCAGCCGCACGCAAGCCAGCACGGCACTGCATTTAAGCGCCGTTTCAGGCGTGATTCGCATGCCAGACGGGCCACGGCTTGGCGCGTCGTTCCAGCCGTCCGAATAGTTGCCGCTGCCACGCAGATCAATGATCTTGAAAGATTGTTCCGGCGTTTCGGCGTGCGAAATCATAGCGTCAGGATGTCCCACGTTTGTGCTGGTGCCGGTGCCGTCGCGGTGTCGTGAATTCCGATTGCCATGACCAGCGACACAATGCCGTCAATGCGTTCGGTGCTTTTTGCCTTGCTCGGCTTGATGTTGCCTGCGTAGTCGCTCTGTATCGCCACGTTTCCAGCCTGCCACGTCAGCACAGGGTGGCCGCCGTGCAGGAGCTTGCCGGCCACGCACAGCGCCTCAGTGCGTTTTGCAGGCGCCGACATTGAGCCGTAGCCCTGCCCGAATCCTATGACGTTTCGGCCGTCTCCTTGCAGTTGCGTGGCCAGCTGCGTGGCGTTCCAGCGATCAATTGCCACGCCACGCAATTGGTATTGAGTGGCTAGTGCATTGATGTCTGACCGCACGCGGTCGTAGTCCGTCACGTTGCCATCGGTCACGTGCAGGCGCCCCTGCTTGTGCCACATGTCGTACGGCACTTTGTCGCGGCGCACGCGGGCCTGCATGTTTTCGGATGGAATCCAGAAATGAGGTTCCACCCAGTACGTGCCATCCTCAAGCGGGAACAGCAGCACCAGGGCCGTCGTGTCGTACGTTGTGGCCAAGTCCAGCCCAGCCCAGCACTCGCGGCCCGCAAGCGACACAGGGCAGGGGACGTTTCCTTGCGCCCAGTGATCCATTCGCAGCCACCGTCTGTCTTGCTCCGTCCACTGGTTCAAGTACAGCTGCCGGAAAGTGTTCTCATACGTTGGCATCTCAACCGCTCGAGCACATTCGCTTCGCAGGAAGTCCATGCGCACCGAGACGCCTAGGTTGGGGTTGGCACGTTCCCACGTTTTTTCGTCCTTCCAATCGGCCTCAATCGGTGCGGCATAGATGGCTGGCAAGAACGATTCGTCTTTCACTGATCCAACGGCCACAGCCTCAGCGTATTTCCAGATTTCCCAGCAGACGCTTTTTCGATCAAAGCCTGCCGTGGTGAGCGCCACCGTCAGCGGCTGCCGCCGAGCGCCCTGGCTGCTCAGCATCACTTCCCACATCTCGCGGTTTGAGACGTGGAGCTCATCGAAAATCACACCATGTGCCGAGAGCCCATGTTGAATACCGGCCTCCGCACTCAACGCCTTGTACGTTCCGTGCGTTGCCTCTCGCACGATGGCGTTGCGGTACACCTTGAGATGCCGACGCAGCACCGGCGACTGTTCGACGTAGACACGGGCCATGTCAAAGACGAGCCGGGCCTGATCGCGTGAGGCTGCGCAGGAATAGACTTCACAGCCGGGCTCGTTCTCCATCAGCAGCTTAAGGGCGATGCCCGCACAAAGGCTGCTCTTCCCATTTTTGCGCGGAATCGCCAGCAGGCTGGTGCGGACTTTTCGCACGTCGCCCTCTGTGGCGAAGAGCTTTCGCACGTAGTCCTGCTGCCACGGTTCAAGCGTGAACGGCTTGCCGCCGAGCTCGCCCTTGGCGTGCGTCAGGTGCTTGTGGAAGAAACGCACCGCCAGACACGAGGAGCACTTTTCGCACGGGTGCTCAAGCGAACATTCGGTCGTCTTCTTCGTCTTCTTGCTTCGGCTCTTCGACATGCAGGCCGGTTCTAGCGCTTGGGTTCAGCCCAAAGTCCTGCTCCAGCTGCCTCAACTGCACGGCGAGCTTGTGGGCAATGCTGACCTCTGGACGCTGGGCGATGTATTTCACGTCGCCCTTGTCGTTCAGGATCGGGTACGTGTCGCCTTCCTTCTTGAGTTTCGCACGGGTGGCAAGCCACCACTCGTAGGTGTCGCAATAACGGGCCAACGCCTCGATGTCGGCCCGAGTCATCACCTTGACGGCCTGAAGCAGCGGCAGCACCTCGGCCCACTTGGCTGCGGCCTCCTCGCCCAGGTGGGGCGGCATCACAACGCCATCTGCGGACGGCTGCGGCTCGCTCTTGTTGATTGGCCGATTGCCTGGGTTGCCTCGCAAGATCTTGAGTTTCGTTGGCTGCGGACGCGGACCCCTTTTCCCCATGCTTCCTCCTTAAGGCACAGTCGTAGTTGGCCTTCCGACTTGTCTCGCTTCTTGCAGTTGCATCGACGGCAAAGGCACTGCGAGTTCTCAAATACGTTTCCAAGGCTCCCGGCAACCGATAGCGGAATAATGTGATCGTGCTCGGCGTTGAGCCAGCTCGGCGTCTTCGTGGACGGTTCGAGCACATACTCTTTATTGCACACAACGTGGCACTTCTGGCATCTCCAGCCGTCACGTTCTAGCACAGCCTCTCTAGTGCATGCAGGGTCAAACGTCACGCCAAACACCTTGCAGCGCTTGCGAAGCGATGTGGCCAGGGCGCTGTCTGCCGCCGCGCGGCTCACGGCTGGGCTTCGTTTTATCCTAGGACGGTGTTCGCCCCAGCGGTGGTTTCTGTAGCACTCCGGGCAGCAGTACTTTCCCTTGTTCTGCCACGGATTCTTTGTGGCGTGCTTCATGCGGAACTCACGCCCGCATTTGGGGTTTTTGCATACCAGCGGAGGTGGATAAGAGCACTCCTTGCAGCAGTGCCGATGGCCCTTAGCTGCCCTGCTAGGCGTCGTTTCAAAAGTCTTACCGCACTGCTTATTCTCGCAAGCAAGACGCACTCGTTTCCTTTGGGCCAGGTGCATGCAGTCTGTCGAGCAGTATGGCTGCAATTTTCGGTGGCACGCAAACGTTATCCCGCACCGCTGACATAAATGGCGGTATTGCTTCTGTGTGACCGAGACTCTTCTGGAATGCTTCTTGTGTTCTGCGTGGCAAGTGACGCATCTCTTGGCAAGCCGCCCTCGCTTTCCATGACAGTCAATCCGCAATCCGCAATCGCTGCAATGCGAGTGGCGCGCCCCCTTATTGCGGCTCGCAATCCTTTCTGGATTAGCGGCAGCCCATGCTTTCGCTTGGCGGCACGCCTTCTTTTTCTTGCACGGCTCGCACCGCTTTGGTGGTCGGCCGTTCTTGTGCTGCCGAGAAATCGGCGCGAGGCAGTCGCAACACTGAAGTGACATGCCCGCAATGTGCGGGCCTTGTCAAATGTTCAGCACCTACCCCCCCGCCGTTAGTTGCGAGTGAGTGTTTATTGG